GTAATGTAACATTATGTCCTTGGTTGGTCGGGGATGAATGGAAATTACTTAACAAAATAAGTGGAAAATACATTTTTGGTCATTTTGAATTACCATCATTCTTTATGAATTCTCTCGTCCAAATGCCAGATCACGGTGAAATTAGCTTGGAACAATTCCAAAACTATGAACTTGGATTTAGTGGACATTTTCATAAAAGACAAAATCGTGGAAATATGCATTATATTGGTAATGCATTTCCCCATAATTATGCAGATACGTGGGATGATGATCGTGGGATGATGATTTTAGAATGGGGTGGACAACCAGAATATCATGCATGGCCTAACCAGCCGACATTTAGAACTGTAAAACTTAGTCAATTAATTGATGATGCTGATAAAATTCTAAAACCAAAACAACATTTAAGAGTTACATTAGACATTGATATTAGTTTTGAAGAAGCTAGTTTTATTAAAGAAAAATATGTTGGTGATTATAGACTGCGTGAATTAACACTAATCGCTGAGAAAAAAGCAGTTGAAATTAATACAGATATCGATGTTCAAGCATTTGAAAGTATTGATACTATTGTAGCAAACCAAATCGTGAGTATCGAGTCAGATACTTTTAACAAAAACACTTTATTAGAAATTTATAACGGATTATGAGTATAACCATTAAAGAATTAACCGTCAAGAATTTTATGTCGGTTGGTAATCAGACACAGGCAGTAAACTTCACAGCAGAAAATTTAACACTAGTTCTAGGTGAAAACCTAGATCAAGGTGGTGATGATTCTGGCTCAAGAAATGGTACTGGAAAAACTACCATCGTTAATGCATTAAGTTTTGCATTGTATGGTGTTGCATTAACCAATATTAAAAAAGATAACTTAATTAATAAAATCAATAATAAAAATATGTTGGTTACATTAACATTATCTAAAGATGGTACTGATTATAAGATTGAACGTGGTAGAAAACCTGCTATATTAAACTTTATTAATGTTAGTGATCCAATAAAAAATCAAGAAAGTGATAGTCAAGGGGAATCAAAAGATACTCAAGAAGATATCAACGATTTATTAGGAATGAGCCATGATATGTTTAAGCATATCTTAGCATTGAATACCTATTCTGAACCGTTTTTATCAATGAGAGCTGGTGATCAACGTGCCATAATTGAACAACTGTTAGGTATTACCCTGTTAAGTGAAAAAGCAGATACCCTTGGAAAAGAGATTAAGAAAACTAAAGACTTGATATTCCAAGAAAAAGCAAACCTAGAAGCCACACAGAAAGCCAATGAAAAAATTCAACAAAGTATTGATACATTGGTGATGAGTCAACGTGCTTGGAATGCTAAACACAAGGCTGATTTAGAGAAAATTGCTAAATCCATAGTAGAACTTGAAAGCCTTAATATTGAAAAAGAAATTCAAGCACATTCAGATGTTAAAATTTATAACGAACAATATGCTAAAATTAAAAGCTTGTCAAAAGAAAAGGCAACCTTGGATTCTGCAATCACACAAGCATATAAAACATTATCCAAATATGTGAATGATTATGAAACATTACAATCAAAAAAATGTCCAGCATGTGATCAAGATTTACATGACCACAAACATGATGAAATGATAGCAACTGCTAATACTAATGTTATTGAATCTCAAAAATATTACGATAAAGTAGTATCGGAATTAACTTTAATTTCAGATGAATTATCGAGCATTCAAAATATAGGATTACAACCTGAAACATTTTATGATACATTAGAAGAAGCACTTAAACACCAGAATAATTTGTCAACATTAACAGCCCAATTAAATGTGAAAGCCGTTGAAGTCAACCCATATGATGATCAAATCATTGAATTGAAAAGTGAAGCATTACAAGAAATTAATTGGGATATTATCAACGATTTGAATAAACTAAAAGATCACCAAGATTTTTTACAAAAACTATTGACTAATAAAGATAGTTTTATTCGTAAAAAAATCATTGATCAAAACTTATCGTATTTGAATAATCGATTAACTTATTACTTAGATAAAATGGGTTTACCACATACTGTAGTATTTCAAAATGATTTATCGGTTGAAATTACACAACTTGGTCAGGAGTTAGATTTTTTTAATCTTAGTCGAGGAGAAATGACTAGAGTTACTCTAGGGCTAAGTTTCGCATTCCGCGATGTTTACGAAAGCTTGTATTCATCTATTAGTTTATTGTTCATCGATGAATTAGTTGATAATGGATTGGATGCAAATGGTGTAGAAAATGCAATCGGTATTATGAAAAAAATTGCAAGAGAACGAAACAAAAATGTATTTTTGATTAGTCATAAAGATGAATTAGCAAGCAGAGTTAATAATGTATTAAAAGTTGTTAAGGAAAATGGTTATACTTCATACGCAACCGACCTTGAAATTATAGAATAAATTATTTTTTCGAATTTATTAAAATAGGGCTTGACAAGCCCTATTTTTTTGTGTATAATGCTTTGTATGGGTAGAAAAGTTGAACCAAAACAAGATTACGCACCGAGAGTTTATAGCTGGCAGTTAGAGCAGATTCCAACTGATGATGAAATTCACGATAAATTAATTCATGCTTTCCAACAATATTATAAAGCTAATTTGCATTGGATCCAAGCCGGTACTAAACGTTCTGGCCAAGATGCAAGATATTGGTTAAATGAAATTAACATCCTTTCTAAACAACAACGTAAAGTTATTTTAGAATGGCTTAATAAAATTAAAGATAAAACCAATAAAGATAGAAGTTTTAAATCAACTTCTAGAAAACAACGTAAACTTTTACAGATTCAAGGTAGGGTGAACCCATCGGAAGATAACTAAATAATTCCACCAATATAACTTCCAAAGATAAATACATTTATTATAAAATAGTATATTGGAGGTTATAATGGATTATGGACACTGGTTATTTAATGTTGAATTTACTACTGATGAATGGTTCGGTTTTATCTATAAAATTACAGAACTTGATACTGGGCGTGAATATATTGGTAAGAAACAATTTTTTAATACTACTCGAAAAATTGTTAAAGGTAAGAAAAATAGAAAAAAAGTAATTTCTGAATCAAATTGGAAAGTTTATACAGGTTCATCTGAGCATCTAAATTCTCAAATTAGTATAAAAGGTAAAGAAAATTACAAATTTGAAATATTATCATTACACGATTCAAAAGGATCATTACATTACGCTGAAGTAGAATACCAAATTACACACAATGTCCTCCGGGAATTATTAGATGATGGAATTACAAAAAAATACTTTAATAGAGCAGTTGCAGGTGTTAAATTTATTCCACCGGTAGAATCTGTTGATGAAACTAGAATAGCAATCAGTAAAATTCTAACAGGAGATAATTATACAATAGCGAAAATGACTGTTGCTGATTATGAAAAGTGGTTGGATGAGAATTTAAGAGGTGAACATAACCCAATGTTTGGTAAAATCCCTCATAATAAGAATAAGACATTTGAAGAATTATATGGTGTTGAAAAAGCAGCCAGGTTAAAAAAAATGTTAAGCAATTATGCAAAGCAACAATTTTTAAATGGTAAAATGAATCATGGTAAACATTCTGATGAAACTAAAGAAAAATTGAGACAGGCAAATATAGGCAAACACAAAGGAAAAAATAATAATATGTATGGTAAGCCATGTTACCATAAAATGGATGAAAAACAAATCGAGGCTTGGAAAGAAAACATAAGTAAAGCAACAAAGGGTAAAAAATTATCAGACACCCATAAAGCTGCAATGAAAAAAAATTGGGATAATAACCCAATTAGAAAAAAAGAATGTGCGATTCGTCGTTCTGAAATGAATAAAATGTTAAGCGACGAACATAAAAACGCAACCCGGAATTCAAATATAAAACGTGGATATGAGACTACTAGAAAAAAAGTAGAAAATGATTTAGAAAGATATATTAATATCACTAGATTATTGAATAATGGTAGATTAGTAAAAGATATTGCTATTGAGACCGATTCCACGTATAGATTAGTTTGGATCATTTCGAAAAAAATAGAATATTATGTATCTATAATAAATGATATTAAAGGCACACAATAGGTATCATCAGGCAATTTAACCGAACACTCTAAGGCACACTCTAAGGCAACTCTAGGCTCCACACTTCTGAAATACTCGCACAGGTAGATTGATATGTGCCGTTGGCAATGGAATGTTCTTCGCATTGAGCGCAACAACTGAGCAGAAGCAGTGACTTTTTCGACTACCTACACCTTGTGTTGTAGATGATGATTGGATACGCCTTCCGTAAAACCAATTTCGAAAATTTGAACAAATGAAAAAAGGCTAAATGACTGGGTAATTCCCAGACGTAATAGGAATTTGACTAGAGTATTTTCCTATTGCCACCGTTGGACATCAGAAACAAAAACGCACTTCGAGGTAACGGCCAACCGCCTCTGTAATAGTGTAACTCTAGGTAATGAAGTAACTCAAATGAGAATTTATTATTTTTTGCTCCCTTCGGGGGGCAAAATGTGTAAATCATAATCTAAATGAGTATAGCACATATACATTACTTTTGATAATAAGAGAACAGTGAAGAGCGATAGCGATGAACAGGGGAACATGTTCCCCTCCTATGAATAAATATATTATTGACGGATTAATAAAATGAAAGTATATGAAATTGTTAGTACAAATAAAGAATTAAATGAAGGACTCAAATCAAAAATATTTGGTGGTGCACTCGATGCAATTATGAATGTTCTTGGTAAGGGATCTGCTAAACAACACCTTGATGATTTATCTCGGTTTGTTCGGTCAAATGGGAAGCTTGATATTGATTCAATAAGAAATACTAGAAAGTATGGAAATTTTGTTGCTGATAAACTTGAAAGTGACCCTAAATTAGTTAAGCAAATAGAAAAGATAGCAAGTAATAAGATAAGCAATGCTACTTTTACAAAAAATGTAGCAGAACTTAAAGCAATTACATCTAAAATAAAAACTGCAGCTGGATCTTTACTTTGGGCAATTGATTCTGCAGCACAATTATATATTGGATTTAAAGGATTATATGAACCAATTGCAACATATTATAGCAATATTGAAATTGCTGAAGAGCGATACTTAGATACTGGTAAATGGACACCTGAAGAATTTAATACATATCATAGACGTGAAGCTGGTGCATTGGTTGGTAAATTAACAGCCAATATAGTTGCTTTTACTGCATCCAGAATACCAGGCGCTATTGTAAAAACTGTTTTAGTAAGATTATCGAAGATATTAGGTAAAGCTGGTAATATTGGCCCATTAGAAACTATTATTTCTGGTATGAATACAGCTGCTGCTGCTGCTGCAATACAATGGATTAATAACGAACATAATGCATCAATTATTGCTAATTTGTTAGCGAAACCATTGATAGCTGACATATCAGCGAATGATATAGCTGGTGGTGCTATTACTACAGTAATTGATGCTTTTAAGGGTATTAGCAATCAATCAACCAGTAGTAATATCAGTGGAATTCCATCTAGTGATGCTGCAATTGGAAATAACAGTAGTACAGAACCAAATAATACTGCATCCACACCAGTTAGTACACAAACACCAGCTGCAACTGGATCGGGATCACCCGCAGCGTATAATCCTGATGATTGGGAATATTATACGCCATCCTTGGTTAAAAATAAGAAAACTGGTGAGATTAATTTCAAGCAATCAAATTAATGGTAGTTGAGTTTTTTTAGTATTTTCAATATTTTCTTTAATAATATTGTACATAATATCTCGATCTTCTGAGGTGTATCTATCCATTAAATCATTTACGGATACACCTCCTCTCATATACCAACTTACCTTGAAATAATCTTCTTTAAGATGTTTAATTTCTTCATCTAGCCTAACTAGATATTCATTTATTTCTTCAGATGATAATCCAATTAGGCGTTGTCGAAAAAATTTGAATAATCTAAATCTATATTAAGAAGTGCGTCTTTACCACACTCGCATTGTACTGACATTGGTGGAATATTCCATTTTTGTTTTGTATTTTCAATTTGTTTTTTTATAGCATCTGTGATTTCTTTATCACAATTCTCGATCCATTCTAAAATATAACCACGTTCAGATACTGTCATATCAGTAGTTTGAACTGAATCAATACTGGCAACATATGAGTCTCTTTGGATCTCAGCCAATTCAATCCATAATGCATTAATTGATTCTTGTTGTTCTTCTTTTGATTCTAGGTTTTCTACTTGTGATAATTTCTGTCTTAATTCAAAATTCTTGATATTAAAATCAGTAAATTGTTTATAACTAAATGGTTTGGTTTTTATAATTAAATCTCTAATTACTATTTTATTATCATACTTACATGACATAAAATGATCTATTATGGTTGATAAATCTACTGTATATTCATTTATCTCACCACATGCTTTGCATACATGACCAATAGTCATATCATTACCAAATGTTGCAATTTTAATCGCAGCAAAAATTAATTCACTATCCAAGGTTGAAATATCCCACCCATCTTTAATAGATGGACAACAGCTTTGAATAATTTTCACAGAACTTTCACCTGATAATAATGCATCAGGGGTTTTTGCAATAATTTCGTCCATGCCAGTCATACCATATACTGGCAATCTATCTGCTGGGCCATCAATTGTCCCAACTCTATTGTAAATTCCTTTACTAGGTAAATCGATGAAAATCTTTGGTTGTCTAAAATAATTCTGTAATGGATTTGCTGCCATTAATATCTCCTGATAAATATAAGAGTATTTATATACTCATATTTTTGGAATTTTTTATTATGGCTGATCAAGAAATAGTCAATAGTTTTAAGGAAGCATTGAACTCTGTATTTGGTGGAAACTCTTCTACCATGGGTGGGAATAAAAATCCCGCTTCTTCAACGTTAGATGTTAGCAAAATAACTCAATCATTAATGAACTTGAGTCAATCAATTGTGCCTGTTATTACTGGATTTAATAATCTTAGTAATTCAACTACTGCATTTTCTGACACGATGAAAGCTGCTGCGAGTAAATTACCGATTGGTGGTGGTGCAGTAAAGACAATAATAGAAGGTCGTGAACTGTCAAATGAAGCGGGTAAACAAGGATTGGCAAATAATAGCTTTACCGCCCTTAATCAACAAGCCGCCCAAGCTGGTATGACTATTGACCAGTACACAAAAACAATGAGAGATGCTGAAGGCCGATTGCAGGGATTTGGTAGAAATGCCAGTGTAGCTGGTGAAAATTTTTCCGATACTGTCAAACGATCAATAGAAGGTCCTCTTGGACAACAAATGATTGTTGCTGGAATCAATACGAATGAAATAGCTAAAAGTACTGCTGTAATGGGTATGGCAACAAAAGCTAATATGAGTGATGCCAAGGAACGTCAAAAATTGGCTGATGCTAGTGCGGCGTTTGCAATACAAATTGATGAAACTGCGAGACTTACCGGTAAAAGTAGAGAATCTATTACAAATGAAATTGATACTAGATTAAAATCTGTTGACAGTCAATTGGACCTACAGTTGATGACAGAAGAACAACGTGCCCAATATGCAAAAACACAAGCACAGTTAGCTGATGTTGGTCCTACAATTCAAAATGCAGCTGCAAATATTGCAAGTGGCCAACAATTCACTGACGATACTATTAGAACATTGACAGCATTAGGACCAGCTGGTGATGAATTTCAACGAGCAATTGCGGCACAACAAAATGCAACAACTGCTGCCGAAAAGCAAGCCGCTGATGCCGCCATGGAAAAAGCAAAAGCTGATATTTTAGCTTACACTAATTCCCGTGAATTTGCATTAACTGCTAAAAATGGAACTGGTGAGTTACAAGATCAGATGAAGAAGCTTAAAGGCGATACTATTGCAATTGAAGGTCAGCGTAGAGCAGCAACACAAGAAGCAGAATTTACAGGTAAAGATCCAACAAAAGCAATAGAAGCAGCAAAAGCAGAGGTAATTCAAAATCAACAATTGAAAGATGCCCAAGGTAGACAACTTGAGGGTGCAGTTGTCATGGGAGAACTTAATAAATCTGCTGAAGGCATGAGAAAAACCGCAGTCGGTGCAGCTGGTGCGTTAGATACCTTGAATAAAGAATTAGGAAAAACTCCAGAAAGATTAAAACCTGTGTCAGATATTTTAAAATCACTTGGTGATTTTAATAAAACTAGTGATCAAAATAGAAAAAATTTCGAAGATCTTAAAAGTATTATAAAACCAACGACAGAAGCAAAACCAACTCCTACTGTAGTACCTACTGAATCCAATAGTGGTGGTATAAAACCAAGTGACATAGTTCCAGGAACCCCATTGGAAAAAAGACATACTGGATCATTTGGTAAGAAAGGTACTGATATAGAAGATTTTGGTGAAAACACCCCAATGCTTCTTGGCGGTAAAGAAACAGTTATGACCGAAGGAAGATATAATGAAATGGTGATGAAACCAAATGAAGTTTTATCACAACTGCCAAAAATGTTTTCTTCAATGACTGAAAGTGTGGGAAATATAGATTTTTCTAAACAGCTTGAATCATTAAAAGGACAATTAAGCACGGAACCTAGTAAAGAAAATGATTTACCAAGTCAATTCGAATCATTAAAAAGTGAACTAGTATCACAGCTTTCACCTAAAGACAATACTTCCATTGCTGATCAATTCGAATCATTAAAAGGTGAACTAGTATCACAAACTTCAAAATTTACAGAATTCAATCCACCAGATACGTTCAATATTGCTCCGCAGATTACATCATTAATTGAAAAAATAAAACCTGTTGAACAAAAACCAGAACCAGTAATTGAAAAACCACCGGTTAAAGAACAACCCGCTACTGAAATTCAATCAGTAACCATAAAAGACCTTCATGATGTGATGTCTGATGTAAATAAGAATATAATGCGTATGGTTAACCATACACAATCAATCAGTGATTCGAGTGATAAAGCTGCAAGATATGCAGGTGAATCAACTGGTTCTAGAATATAAGGAAATATAAATGAATAAAAATAATAAGAAGGGGTTCAGTCATGACATGGCGTAAATATTTTACCCCAGTAACATCGGGAACCGAGTTAAGTCCAGTGTCTGGAAATACATCGAAAGCTGGCCCAGCTAGAACTAATTACTCCAGTTATTTACCTGATGTTTATTCTGGTAGCCCAAATAGAATTGAACGATATCAACAATATGAAGTAATGGATAGTGATCCAGAAGTAAATGCTGCTCTTGATATATTAGCTGAATTTTGTACTCAAAAATTAAAAGATGGAAAAAGTCCATTCACAGTTAAATGGCGCAGTAAAGCTACAAATTCTGAAGTAAAAATATTGGGTGAATATCTACAACAATGGAATAAATTACAACAATTTGATACTAAAATTTTTAGAATTGTTCGTAATGTTTACAAATATGGTGATGCCTTTTTTATTAGAGATCCTGAAACACAAAAATGGTCATGGGTAGATCCAAGTAAATTAGTAAAAGTTATCGTAAATGAAAGTGATGGTAAAAAACCAGAACAATATATTGTTAAAGATTTAGCTCCTAATTTTGAAAATTTAGTAGTTACACAAATTACTCCAAATATTAACCCAAGACAAGCGGGTGGTGGAATGACTTCTGGTGCTGGATATATGGGTTCACAATCAGCACAACGCGGGTCATCTGGTCCATATCCAAGTTCAAGTTCTGGCAGTAGATTTGGATTAGCTGAAACTGAATATGCTATCGATGCAGAACATGTCGTTCATTTATCCTTGTCAGAAGGATTGGATAACAATTATCCATTTGGTAATAGTTTATTGGAGAATGTTTATAAAGTTTATAAACAAAAAGAGTTACTAGAAGATGCTATTTTAATTTACCGTATTCAACGTGCTCCCGAACGTCGTGTATTTCATATTGATGTTGGTAATATGCCTTCGCATATGGCTATGGCATTTGTTGAAAGAGTTAAAAACGAAATCCATCAACGTAGAATTCCAAGTCAATCAGGTGGCGGACAAAATGTAATTGATTCAGCCTATAATCCATTATCAATCAATGAGGATTACTTCTTCCCTATGACAGCGGATGGACGTGGAAGCAAGGTTGATGTATTACCTGGTGGTACAAATCTTGGTGAAATTGATGATTTAAAATACTTTACTAATAAGTTATTTCGTGGATTGCGTATACCAAGTTCATACTTACCAACTGGTGCAGATGATAGTCAAGCGTCGTTCAACGATGGTCGTGTTGGGACTGCATACATTCAAGAATTAAGATTCAACAAATATTGTGAAAGATTGCAATGGTTAATTACAGAATCATTTGATTCTGAATTTAAAATGTATATGAATTCATGCGGCGTTAATATTGATTCTAATTTATTTGAATTAAATTTTAACCCACCAATGAATTTTGCAAGTACACGTCAAAGTGCATTGGATAGTGAACGTATTAATACTTTTAATACTATTCAACAAATTCCATATATGAGCAATCGATTTGCATTAAAACGTTTCCTTGGATTAACCGATGATGAAATGGCGGATAATGAACGATTATGGGCAGAAGAAAATGGTAAAGGAATGCCCACTCATACTGATGCAGCTGGTGAAATGCGAAGTGCTGGATTATCTGCTGCTGGTATAGAAGGTGATCTAGGGATGGCCGGTGATTTATCTGCTCCTGATGGAATGGAAGGTGATATACCAGTTGACATGGCAGGAACGGGTGCACCTCCAGTCGCTAGCGCACCATCTACACCACCTGTGGCATAAATACAATATGATTTTAAGAGAACTATTTTATATTGATCCAGATACTAGACACGTAGCGAATGACTTACGTTATAGCCCAGAGCGTGATATTACTACTATGCATCGTAATGACACTCGAAAAACTCGTTTGTCATTACGACAGCTTAATGAATTACGAAAAGGCAGTGAAGCACATTTATTAGAACAAGAACGCGAGTTGGAATTTATACATGATATGTATGCTACACCACCTCCAGCTTCGCCTATGTAAATATTTTAAAAAAATATAAATAAAAAACTGGCGTTTTTTATGCATTTGAGCACTATTTTTGATAAGTAGTGTAAATATATTACAGCCTTGAAAATATCACAGGAGATTAAAATGACTGATAGAGCACAATTTGAAGCTATGCTTGAAGCGTTGATCAATGAAGATCAAGAAACAGCAAAAGAAATTTTCCACAACATCGTTGTTGGAAAATCACGTGAAATTTACGAAGAATTATTAGAATCTGATTTCCCAGGTGAGGAAGAAGAAGAAATGGATGTTGATTCTGAAGAAGATGATTCAGAAGATGATTCAGAAGATGATGCAGAAGCACCAGAATTTGGTGATGAAGAAGATGATGCAGAAGCACCAGAATTTGGTGATGAAGAAGAAGGCGAAGGTGAACTAGAAGATCGAGTTTTAGACCTTGAAGATGCATTAGAAGAATTGAAAGCAGAATTCGACCAATTATTATCTGGTGAAGAAAACGAGCCAGAACATGCTGATATGTTTGGTGATGAAGGTGATGAAGGTGATGAATTCGGCGGTGATGAATTCGGCGCAGAACCAGAAGATGAATTCGGTGCAGATTTAGGTGATGATGATGCAGAAGTTAAAGAAGTTCACATTACACATGAATTTGTAAGAGAAAATGATGCAGAATTCGAACGATTTATGGAATATGTAAATAAAGTTGCATTACCAAAACATGGTGATAATGGTATTCAAAACAAATCAGTTGTGGATAACATGAAAAATGATATGGGTGGAACAACTGCTAATATCGCACAAAACTTTTCTACAACATCAGGTGGTACAAAAGGTGGATTAGCTAAACCATCTACACAACCACAAACTGGTGGGAACATCAACGTTCCTGGTGGAAACGCAGGTAAAACAGCGTTCAAAACAAAACAACCAGGTGGATTTGGTGACAATAAAGGTAATAAAGTAGTTGGTGCAGGTACAGGTAGTCCAAATTCTGTATCAGGTGTTAACAACAAAAGTTTAACCAAAAGATTAGGAAAATAATATATGTTATATCTCCGAGAAAACCTCAGTTTCAACGAAGCACAGATGATCGTTGAATCTGATGATAGAGAAGGTAAAACATTGCATATGTCAGGTATCTGCATTCAAGGCGGTATCCGTAATGCAAATCAACGTGTTTACCCTGTGAGCGAGATTAGCAAGGCTGTTAAGACCCTTAACGATCAGATTCAAAACGGTTATTCAGTACTCGGAGAAGTGGATCATCCAGATGATCTAAAAATAAATTTGGACCGTGTGTCACATATGATAACTAATATGTGGATGGATGGTCCAAATGGTTATGGCAAGCTTAAAATCTTGCCAACCCCTATGGGACAACTAATTAAAACAATGTTGGAAAGCGGCGTTAAATTAGGTGTCTCCTCTAGAGGTTCTGGAAA